GTATCTGCGACAAGATCAAGCTGACCATCAGCACTAGAGTTTATAAATATAGCTGTGTCACGAAACTGTATCTTTTCATCAGATGCTATAAGAATATCATCAGAGAACTCAAAGTAGTCCTCATCTTCCATCCATTTAAGTTCACCATCATTAGTCTCACCATCAAAGGTTACAGTAATATCTGTACCTGCTGTGCCATCACCAATGGTAATACCTGTGCCTAACAGTTTAGTAATAGGACCACCTTCTGCAGCAGTGCCATCGTGGGTGTGTCCTGTGCTTGCTGCAAAGGCAGCTAAAAGTTGATCATATTCGTTGTTAAACAGATCGGCAGTAATAACATCACCGTCTGTAAAACTAGATTGTCTCGTGTATGTATTACCCATCTAACGTCTTGCTCCTACTAAATATTCTAATTGAAACCCTTTTAGGGAATATGGTGCTGTCTCTCCACCATCTTTAATTCTTAATGCTACAGAAAAACCTGATCCCTCTACTGACTGTCTTACAAGTGGCTGTGAAGGCCCACCAAAAACAAATTGTGCAGCACTACTAGTTGTACTAAAAGTTGCAGAACCAAACTGTGCTGCAACCTGAGAACTGTCTAGGGGATATGCTGCAGGTCTTGCAGAGTCAGATGCTTCGTTGTCGTAACGAACAAATAAATCTGCATCTATTGCTGACTCAGGTTTAAAGTTAAGGATAACTCTTTGCATGTGTTTTCTAACACCAGTGTCTCCAAAACTTAAATCAGGACTTCTGTATCTTGCTAATATTGCTGTACCATCAAAGGTGTTACCTGCTTCTTGTCTGTGAACAAATCCTGAGAAATCACCATGTATAACTCTTACATCACCATCAACAACTAGGGCATCTGTAGCTGCAGGTTTTATTCCACGTATTTCAGAAAACTCAAACTTATCTGCCCTTCTAACACAAACAATTCCTCTAGTTAAGTTTTCACCTTGTCCTGCTTTTGAAAAGAATATTCTGTACTGTGTTTTGTCTGGGATAACTACACTGTCAAAAACTGTAGAGTCTTTAATGTTAGCATCAAATATAGATTGCACGTTTTGTGTAATAGCACCAAGAGCCGTATCACCAATCCTTGCAGTAGCAGCAACAGTTCTGAGTCCATCAGGACCAAGGAATAACAGATCACCTGCAAATTCCTGTATAGTATCTCTATTTACACAACCAATATCTCTGGTAACTGGTTGTATGGCAAAGTTACTAAGACTAGATCCTGTCATTTTAAATATTCTATTTTCACAGAATATAAATAAAGAATCCCTAAATACTTTTAGTCCGACAATGTTATCATCTACTTTGATAGTTCCTGCACCGTCAGCAGATTGAAAACCATCCTCATCAAAAGGTTCACTAAATACTAATGTTTGTGGTGTGCTAGACTTACCTGCATAAAACATATGTTCTTTAAAAGCTACTACTATTGTAGAACCTGCTACAGAACTCTCACTAACATCTGTTGCCGATAAAGAAGAATTAAATATAGTTGGGGCATTCGTACCATCTACAACTATAATCTTTTCGTTACCATCAAAGTTATATCTCTCAAAACTATATTTACCTGCACTTGTTCTGCCAGTATCTCTTTCAGTCCAAGACTCTGACACTACATCATCAATAGCATGGTTAGCAGCAGTTGTACCAGTAGCAGCACGAGTTACACCTGTAAAACTAGTAGAGGTAACACCAGTATAAGTAAACAACTCATCGTTAATCTGTAACGTTCCACTAGAGGAAAAGCCTGTTGTAGAATCTACAGATATAGTTCCAGATCCTGTCATACCTGTGCTAGAAACAATCTTAGTTGCAAGCTCAGTAGATGCAGAACTAAATATCTTTTCACCTCTAGCTGCTAATACTTTGTCTGCAAAGTTAGCAACCATTAATATTTTTTCACCAGAGTCAGAAGTTTGAGGTACTTGTTGATTTACGTATTTACGAAAACCATTTATTCTTCTATAACCACCCTCAATGTCAGGCTCAAAGTTTTCTAATTCTAATGCCTCACCAGGTTGCATTAGAAACGTAGAACGATTTAAAACTAAGCCACCCTCACAGTTAAATGCTGCAGGTTGAGCTTGAGATAGATCTGGCATTAGGAAATAACTCCACCCATAAAGTTAGCTGAACCTCTAGGGGCAATGATGACTGTGGATCGTACATACTCATACTTGTTGATAAGTAGACTTTGCATATTCTTGATGCCTTGCTCAAACCTAGCAAAGTTTAATTGATACTGTTGTATTTCACCTCTATATTGATAAACAAAAGCAGCAGCACCATCTACAATTACAGGTGCAAATCTATCAGGAATACTTGTAGTATCTCCATGTGCTGATAGATCAGATGGAAATGTAAAGTAATCAAAAATAAGTGTGTATTGTTTATCTGGATAAGGGTATAGTAAGTAGTTATTGTCAGGAGTTCTGACTATGTTTCTAGGTACACCACCACCGTCAAACTGTGTTACGGTTGTACCGTTTGCTATTGTTGCTGCTGTGGTACTATTTGCACCTCTGGTACATCCTGTAAAATCGTTACCTGATATACCTGTATAAGTTATTTGTTCTCCACCTATGTACAGAGTTCCTGTTGAACTAAAGTCTGTTGTGGATGCAACAGTTATCGTTGTTACGGATGCAGACAACCCATCTGCTGCGTTGACGGTTGTTGTTACAACATCATCTTCCTCATTAGGATAACCTTTTTCTATATACTCGTTATAGTTAAGAAGTACTAAATTGTTTCCTGCAGCATTAACGTCATCATCTTTTTTAATTCTAGCAGTAGCATAGTCTATTGATTTAGTATCTGTTGGTGCAGTATATCTACAAACACCTGGAGTCAAAGTAGAGCTATTCTGTGCATGGTTAAAAGAATAACCAAACTCTCTTTGATTTATATATCTGATGGCCTCATTAACAGCATTTTGACACTGTACCTGAACACCCCTAGCATTAGCAAAAGTAGTAGAAGTAAGTGTTACTTCGTTCATTCTTGTAATTACATCGTTAGTTAACGAAAGAAATGTTAGAGCCATAATTTTTCCTTAAGTAAGCTAAAGGGGCCAACCTAAGTCAGCCCCTAAAGTTGCTTTATGCTAGTAGATCACGATCTACTTCATTAGCAGATGTAGACTGTGTTATGTCATCCATCATTACGCATACAGCGTATACACGAATAATACCACCAGTTATAGTTCCACCTGACGCATGAATTTCTACGTCAATAGTGTCTGCTGATGCAGTAAACACTGGTAAGTTAGAACATACACCTGAAGATGTAATAGCAGGAGTGTGATCTCCTACTGATGCACCATCTAAGTCAAATGCCGTAGCAAAAATGTCTACGTCTGTTCCTGTGATACCAACGTGAATTGAAGAGTCTGT